TTTTCTAATCCAATATATATATAAATGGATTCCTCCGATGTTAAAAATAGAAATCGTCATTCTCGCAGTGATAGCTCTGTAGAAGATGAAGTACAAAAACTATTTCGTAAAAATAATGGTAAAATATCATCTGCAGACTTTATTAAATTAAGACAAAAATATGATGATGTTGATTTAGTGGATAAAATTCAAAAAGCTTATATTGAAAAGCATCAAACATTAAGCAGAAAAGCTAAAAAATTTGCTCAATTAATTCGTGAAAAATATTCTAATCAACAATATCCTTTCCATCTTCTTTTAGAAAAAGCTCGTTTATTCAAAGTTAAACATGGTTTAACTGAAGATGAATTTGCTGAATTTCAACGTATTTATGAACAAGAATTAGTTGGTCTTAAATCCCCAGATGTTGTTGTACCTGCTACTAACATGATGAAAGTTTTAGGTTCAATCAATGTTGACTTTCAAGGATTTGCTACTAAATTAAATGATAATGACTACAAACATTTACAAGAAATCTTGAAATTATATGCTAGTTCAAGACCTTTACATGCTCAAGTTTTATTACAATCTATGCAATACAATGATTGTGATTTTGAAGCCTTAACTGGTGAATACAAACCAGAATTAGGTCATAGACCTGGTGATTCTATTCATCCTGTAATTGCAGCTATGTTCATGCCTAAAATTGATATTTTAGAAAATCATTTCTTATATTCCAATATTGCTGGTATTGTTAAAGCTCGTTACAATGGTGAAAACTTAAATAATAGACCCGATTATGAATTATTTTATGCTTTAACTCAAGACCCTAATGATGTTGTTTGTGATAATCGTTCTACCATGCATGATTTATTAAATCGCTCCCAAGTTCAAAATCAATTATGGAATAGTGTATTAAACTTACGTAATGGTCAATATTACAACACTCAATTCCGTGATTTTGTTGGAATGGTTGATATGTGCAGACTTAACAAACACGATAATCCTGATTTAGTTTATGGACGTTATGATGGCACTATCTTAAAAAGATTATTAGCTACCTTTTCTTTCCGTCCAACTATTGTTGCAACTACTCCTGTTTACCAAATTGTAAACATTAATCCTTACCAACAAAATGTTCGCCCAGTTGTTACAGCTGTTCCTATGATTAACTTTAGACTTCCTTCTTCTATTAATGACTCAAACCCAAGAAGTTTGAATGAAGCTTTAGAACAACATCAATTATTTTTAGAAAATGGTGTAATGGTTCCTCGTCATACTTCTTTAATTTATTCTCGTGGTGTATTATTTTTCTTTGTTGATAGACGTGCTAATGTTATTAGATTTAATGATATGCAACCATTTAATGTTGCAAGAATGCCTATCTCTGTATCTGGTTTTGAACGTCTAAATGATCACATTGTAAGTTTTGATACTATGCTTAATATTCGTGGTGATACTTATTTACTCCGTTCAGTTGTTTTAGCTGAACTTAATAAAAATATTACTGAGAAAAATATTGTTGTAGGTTCATCAGCTGCATTTATGATTCATCCTAATGTTACCAAAGGAAGTTATAGCAGTGAATTCTTTCATTATGACCCCATATCAGTTGCTGATGCTTATGTTGATCCAACAACTCAAAGATATACTAATCGTAAACCAGTTAATGCATTACATGGTGGTCCTGGAAATGGTCCTCTTGGAACTTCTTTTATGGAAATGGCTCAAACTCGTGGTATTGTATTTATGTATCAAAATGTAAAAGAAAACACTGAACCTGAACTTTTATTTTAAATAATTTTATTAAATTCATAAGAATTAAATAAAATATATATTTTTAAGCATCTGTTATTTTCCATTTATAATCAAATTTAATCATAGATCCAAAAGCACCCGGAAAAGATGTAGTTGTACTTGTAACTGGTAGCCATTCACTACCATTCCATCTTGTACCTACTTTATGAGAACCACTAGATGATGTTAAATTAATAAATGTACCTTTATCTATGATGAATTAGTATTATTTATTCTATTATTTAGATCTGATAGTGAAAAACTATTATTTCTAATTTCACTACCAGCATTAATTTGACCGGTAACTGTTAAATTTCCTGGTAAAATTAAATTATTATCTTTTTGTAATTTTGAAGCTACTTCCGCTAAATTTCTAATAGCCTGAACATCTGCTAAATATACTTGTTTTACAGCTTCTTTAATTTCATTTGATACATTAGACATTTTTTCTTTGGATGATTTAGAATAAGATCTACACCAATATTGATGAAATAACAAAACAAATATTATTGAAAATAAAACTAAATTATATTTTCCAGATATTAAGTTTTCTAAAAATACCATATTATATATATATATATTTATAATTTTTTTCTATAATTAATATAATGACAACAAAAGAAGTAGGATTTGGAACCGCAAAATTACCTATTAAAAGATTTGATATTCAAGGAATGGTAGAACATTGTACTATTGCTATGATTGCAAAGCGCGCAACAGGTAAATCTTTCTTAACGCGAGAAATTATGTTCCAAAAAAAGAATCTAGCAGCAGCAATTGCAATTAGTAGAACTGAAAAACTAAATGGTTTTTATACTGATTTTATACCAGATTCTTATATTTATTCTGAATATTCAAGTGATATTTTAACAAGAATATATGAAAGACAAGCTCGAATGAGTGAAGATAATAAAAAAAGAATTAAAGATGGTAAGAAACCAAAAGATGATTCTATTATGTTAATTATGGATGATTGTATGAGTGATAAAAGATGGATAAAAGATCCAAATATAGCAGAAATGTTTTTCAATGGTAGACATCATCATTTATCATTTATATTAACAATGCAATATGCTGTAGGTATTCCTCCCGAAATGAGGTCTAACTTTGATTATATATTTTTACTTGCCGAAGATACAATAAATAATAGAAAAAAATTATATGAACATTATGCTGGTATGTTCCCAACTTTTGATATATTTCAACAAGTTTTTTCTGATTTAACTGAACATTATGGTATGATGGTAATTAATAATCGAGTTCATAGTAAAAATATCACTGATAAAGTTTTTTGGTATAAAGCTAAACCTGTACCAACATTTAATGTTGGGTGTAATAAATTTAGAAGATTTCATGATGAAGCATATGATTCACAATGGAATAAACGATTAGAAATATTTAATCCAGAAAGTTTATTTTCTAAAAAAAGAAATTCAGTAAGAGTTACGGTTGTTAAAAGTTAATTATGTTTTATTAAATATAATTAATTATCACCAATTATTTTAGGACCATTTAATTGAGATGATGAAGAACTTGTATCTTTTACTTGATTACTAATTTTTTCAATTTCTACATCCAATTCAGATTTCTTTTCTTCCATCTTTTTAATTTGATTTTCAATTTCAAGAATATTCTTTTCTAAACTTTCTGCTTCTGTAGCATCTTTAGCTTTAGAAACTTTCTTTTTCAAATCTTTAATAGTATCTTGTCTTGATTGTAAATTATCTAAAATATTCTTTCTAACCATTTCATTTTTACGTTGTTCATGATATAATTTGGCTTTTTCTTGGTTTTCAAGATAACCCTTCATCATTTTATTTAATTCTTCATTTGCATATTCCGAATCTTTAACTGCTAGAGAATCAGGATTTGGATCAAATGGTAACCATTTACCCATTTCACCAACAAAAACATTAAATGCTAGATCAATACTTTGTAATTTTTTACAGTGTTCACATGCATCTTCATAATTAGCAAATACACCACGAACTTTAACACCAGATAATGTAGTCTTATTTTCCTTATCAGTTAAAAATGATAAACAAACATATTTTTGATCCCATGGTAGAATTGAATCTTCAGTTAAATAATCGACTTTTGACATTAGTTTTATAACTAAATTATTCTTTAAATAAATTTATTTAACAAATATTTTTTGTGATTGTTCTTTTGAATGATAATCTTGATAACCCATCCAAATTGATGGTTGCGAAAACATCTTTTGAAATTCTTTATTAACATTATAATCATATATAGTTT